TTTCATTTCTACGGAATGCTTCATCTGTATAAGACTTAGTTTCATCTGCTTCATGTTCAGAAACTTCTGTGCCGCCAGCTTGAGTACCAGCATCAGGTTTAGAATCATCTTTTTCATCTGAATCTTGAGTAGGTTCTTTTTCGCCAGGAGTATTATCTTTTTTGGTTTCTTCTTCATCATCAAAATCATCAGAATCATCATAACCTTCAGAATCAAATCCTTCGTATTCACCATCTTCATCTTCTTCGAATTCCTCAGGATGATTTTTTCTGTGCTCTTCGGCTTGCTTTTTCATATAAGCACAAACGAGGCGAGCAACCCCCATCACATCATCATAGGTCTCGGTCCCTTCAATGAGGCGAATAAGGGTTTGCTCATAGTCGGTAAATTTGATACCTTGTGTTGCACCACCTTTAGTGTAAAGATTAACACGGTCAATAAAGTTCAAATCATTTAAATCTGTACCGTTTGTACCAAAGAAATCTTTATCAATGAGTTCACGATATGCACGAACAAAGCTGGAACGAATACCAGGATATTTGTTTTTGACTTTCTTCTCAATACGAACATCTTCCAAAACATTCATTACGGATGATGGAATTTTTTCTTCATGAGCTTTCATCAAGCCATCAAGAGGAGTGTACAGTGCGTGGCCAACTTCATGACCCATGAAAAGGTCATAAAGGTAACCAGAAATATTTTTGTCTAATACAGGTACCGTTAATACACGGTTCTTAACATCAAATGACGCAGTTGATACATTGCGCTGTTCAACAATAAGATTTTCTGTTGCCATGAGTTTGGCAAGTAATGATTTTGATTGAATAAGTTCCATATAATCTCCGAGTTAATAGAACCATTATACTATAAGGATCATCTACCGTCAAGTTATTTCTTATATGTGTTGTACCGGGACAACACTTTGCGATACTTGCGGACCATAGGTAAAATGGTATTGTAATCCAAGTTAAATCTGATTACCAGTTCCTTTTTTAAACTGGTGCTCATGTATGCTTGTATCTCATCACGAATCACATTCTCACCATAACCCATAGCTTTTAATTTTTTAACCATTTTAGAAAATTGCATGCGATAGGTTTTATAGAATTCATAATTCAATTCTTCCATTCCACTCTTATAATCAGGATTCATATAATAGAGAGCATGAGCAATTTCATGGTCAATTACATTGATATCACCTTTAACACCACCAATAATATAAAATGGTTTTTCTAAATCTAGTTTTTTGGCAACTTCATCGGCCAATGCTGTTTCCCATTTTGTCTTATTTGCGTTGTCGTGGCTCCACCATTCCCTATAAATGTTACCAGGAATGTTGAAACCTGTCCATTCATGGAAATAATCAAGACGGCCATCTTCATTCATATAAGCATCAATGAATTCCTCTAGCGTAAGATACTTTCCATTGACTTTTTCTGGACCTTCATAGTATTCTTCTACACGACAAAAGGCTAATGCCAATTCTTTTTGCGTATTAAACTCTAAAAGTAAACAATTTTTGATTGGCTTTTTAGAAGAAAACATTTTACGCATAGTATTCTTTCATTTTTGCGTAAGTGTCTTGGTCTTTTTCAAAACCTGTGAGTGCTGCCCACTTGCGAGTGACAATATCCAAGCGTTTCCACGCAGGAATTTCTTCATCATCTGCTTTAGCATCAAGCCAAATGTAATAAGATGATTCACTCATGATTTTTTCCTTCGGTTTTATCAAAAAATTGGTATGAAATTGCGCTTGCTAACTCATCAGCAAGCTTAGGATTGAATTTTACAAGAAAATGTGCTACATCATCAACAGGCACATGACGCAAATTGAACATAATTTCATCAATTCCTCTTAAAATTGCAGTTTCTTCGTGTTGTGCTAACATTTTTTCACCTTACATATCATAAAAATGGTCAATTACTATAAAATTCTGATTATTTGCTTTTGCTTTGCCGATAGATTCAAGCCATTTTAACTCTTTTTGCAAATCTTTTTCGTTCAAAGTGTCCAAATAGTCAAAATATTCATCAAATTCGCTCATCTGCGCATACTCGCTATATCTTTTGCTTCATTATCTGTAAAAATTGGCACAGCATTTGATTTATGCATTGTACCGATGCCTTTAATTTTTTCACCTGTGTAAGAATTTCCAAACTTTTTAACACAAGCGACAAAACCCGTGTCTAAGGACGCAACTTTTGGAGTTTCTCTCCGGTAAATAGCTGTTTCTTTTGTTGGAGTTTTTATTTTACCAACGGAAGAATAGGAATACCGTTTTGAAGATAATTTATTGATGGAAGCCAACCACTCATCTTTTTGAATTTGCTGAGCTTTGGTTAACTTCTTAGGTTTGGATTTTGGAATATAACCGTATATCATATAATAGAAATTCTCCATGTGAAGAACCATTATATAACAGGTGGAGGAGGATGTCAAGCGAAAGTGTTGTATGGAAGCAACAATACCTTTTTATCAAAGGCGGACATACCTACTTATAAGAAAAAGCTTAGTGGTGTTTACTTTTTTGTGGTAAACTTTCATCAATCTTGCTTAGAAACTCTTGGACATCTTGATTCTTCAGCTTTTTGATTTCCGCATGTTCATTACGACTTCGGTGCTTTACTACAAAATTATAATCATCATTATAATCTTTATTCTTGCGGAACTTTCCCACAAATTTAGTCACTGCTTTCTCCTATTTCATAGTTTCAAAAGTGATACCTCGGATTTTAGTCTCTGGCATGTTAAACATATCTTCTTGGGAAATATAAGTGATATCGGAGTTTGGGTAACAAATTTTTACAAGCTTGAGTAATTGGCAAACTGTTCCATCCGAATCATCAAAAGAGAATATCTCATCAACACAATCTAAGTGTTTCATAATTTCACGGCGAGTATCATAGTTTTGTACGAATCCACCTTGCGACCAGGCCATGTACCAATCGGAGTGTATTCCGATTATAAGCCAATCGCCTTTGCTTTTGCATCTCAATAAAAATCTTAAATCTTCAAGTGATAACGGATCAAATGTGCCGGATGTTATTATTATTTTGTCTTTGGCGTACATTTACGGTAGTAGTTTTGGGAATGCCTCTTTAACGAATTTATAATTTAATCCTTTTACACCCAAGTCTTTATTGAAAATACCAATAATAACTTCTGCTTCACGGGGTTCCAAGGATTCTAACATTTGTAACAATAACTGTTTTCTTTTTTGTGGTCCTAATTTTTCAGCAGTAGGATCGTTTTTTCTAAACAAATACATTCTTCTCAATTCTGCTGCTAATTGTGTTCTTGTGATTCCTGGCATCATGTCGGTAGGAACTTTATATTCATCTGGCATTTCCTTAATCAACCATTCTATTTGTGGATGATAAGCCAATTCCAACACTTTAACAAGCGTAGGAGTTAAATTTCTTTCTATTACTCCCATTTTTGCCTTCTTGCCATCTGCTTGTTCAAATTCGTCAAGAACTTCATAAATGTTTTTCATCAGAATTCCTCTATTACTTCCATTAAGTTTTTCAATTTGTGTTCAATAAAATAATTCAACAACTTGCCTTTAGCGGGCTTTGTTTCTTCATAAGTATTTATGATTTTTTCTTTTAATTCTTTTGGAATAAAAGACAAGTCAATTAATGTAGAATTACGGATAAAGTTATTCTTGACCGATTCATTTTGTTCCAAATAATTCTCTCTCATCAATTTGTCTAAGACCTTTTGGGTAATAGGAGTTTGACGGAGGTCACGAACAAAGCAATCGGAAGGAGATAAAACATTAGGTATGCCGTCACCTTTATCACCTTTGATAATCTTCTCTTTGAGTTCTAGAACTGGATTCTCCGATACCACATATTTTTTCTGTGATGGATTATATTGTTTAACGCTAGTATAACTTTGCAATTGGAGGAAATCACCATCACTAGAAAGAATCAAAACTTTTTCGTGTGCAGCTTGTCTTGGTGCCAATGTACCAATAATATCATCTGCTTCAGCACCTTCAATGTCTAATACTTTGTAGGGAAAGTTGTCTTTGAGTTCTTGCTTAAATTTGGAAAGCATATCAAAGATTAGGTGCCAATCTAAATCGGATTTGTCACGGTTCTTTTTACGATTTGCTTTGTAAAATGGAAAGTATTCTTTACGCCAGTATTTACGGTTATCACAACACAATACCACTTCACCATATTCTTCTTTGAAGTTCTTAACATGGTTACGAATAATGTTTAATACCATATGGCGGATGAGGTGCTCATCCAATTTACCTTTTTGGTTGGCAATTTGTGCCATGAGGCCGGCAAGCAATACTTGATTTAAGTCAACGAGAATCATAATAAACTTTCAATAGTTTCCAATAAGGTGCTATTGTATCATACTTCTTGTAATTTGTCAAATATTCGTTGTATAAACCCACCAGAAGTGGTAGTCTTTCTTACAACCATACCAAACCAGTTTTGTGGTATTAAATTGGAGATGTATTCGTAGGGGTCTGAAAATATTGCTTCAAAACGGTCAACATCGTATAACTTATCCCGTTCAGGATCATCTTTGAACAATACCACTTCATAAGCGTCACCCATGGAGTTACCACCTAATGGCTCTCCTGGATTTTTGAATTGATTACCTTCAATGTGAACTTGGCCTTCTTTGTCGCCTGGTAAAAAGAAGATGGCATCGTAAGGGCCTTCAGGATCGTCCTTCAGTTTTTTTAGAAAGTCTAGCATTGTATTCCTTAATGTGTGATTTTCTCACTCTTACCATAATCCAAGTGTTGTAGTATTCATCTGTTTCCATAACGCCACGGATGAATTGCTCTTTTGCTTCAAGATAACCACATTCGCCTTTGGACTGGCAAAGATGTAAGATTTCACGGGTGAATGATTCATGACCCAATGATAACACATCTTTAGCTAGTTCGGCACTACTTCCATAGTAAGTTTGCCAATCGCTTGCTGCTTTGTACTTCTTTTTCTTACCTTTGACTTGCTTGGTTTTTGTAGAATAGAAAAATTTCTTACCTATGTATTTTTTGTTATTCGTTATATTGGTAATCAAGTAAACGAATCCATAATTATTACCAATCAAGTCTTCCGTAAAATCTTCACTTTTATACTGCCACATAATAGTTCCATAAAATTAATTATATAACTATATGTAGGCATTTAATCCCAATCACCTTCTTCTAATTCATCTTCATCATCTACATAGTCTTCGGTTAATTCGTCAATGTTTTCACCACAGAACGGACAAATTTCAGGTAAATCTTGTGATACTAGTTCTTCCATAAATGCTATGCTATAAGATGATTCACAACTCAAGCATTCTCCTGTTAATTGTTTTTGAGTCATTGCTTTCCTTTATTGTTATTCTTAGTTGGCCCAAACATCACCCCAATTTCCCGATAAAGAACCTTTAGCGTAATCGGTTGCTCTATTCTCAAAGAAGTTTGTATGTGTTGGTGCATTAATCATTTCTTCTACCCATGGTAAGGGATTCTTTTTTACTTTAAACTGACCTTTAAGTCCTAGAGAAATTAGTCTGCGGTCAGCAATGTAACGAATGTATTTCTTAACATCTTCTGCTGTCAAATCTTCCATAGCACCCATTTGAAATGCTAAGTCAATAAACTTATCTTCTAATTCAACCATTCTTTCAGCAATAGTATATAAACGGCTTTTGAGTTCATCATTCCAAATTTCACGATTTTCTTCTATGTATGTACGGAACAATTTAACCATATTCTCGGTGTGTTGTGTTTCGTCAACAATAGACCAAGTAACAATTTGTCCCATGCCTTTCATTTTGCCATGTCGTGGAAAATTAAGTAACATAATAAAAGAGCTAAACAACTGCATACCTTCGGTAAATGCCGAGAATACAGCAATATGAGTTGCAGTGTTCTCTTTT